ACTCCGCCGTCGGAACACCGCTAGCACCTACCCCGCCGCCGCCGCCGCCGCTTGTGCGGCCAAAAGACTGGCTGTTTCCTGAACCGCCGTTTGCAATTCCGGGACTGCCATGTCCAAATAAACTCGCGGAACCGCCACCACCGCAATAACTGCCCTGACACCCGCCGCCGTAATAGTTGGCATATCCCCCAGCGCCTAAACCGCCGTCGCGAAAAGTGCCATTATTTTGACCAACGCCCCCAGTGGCGGAGATCAAAGAGCCAAAAGAAGATGTCCCGCCAGAAGTGTTAGGAGCGCCACCTTCGCCTACCGTAATATCGTAAGCTGTTCCGGCCACTACGTCGAACTCGCCGACAGCAAAGCCGCCGCCGCTGCCACCCGCACCAGACGCTGTGCTACACCCGCCGCCTCCCGCACCCCAGACTCGAACTCGTACAGAACTAATTCCCGAAGGAACTGTGAACGAGTAAGAGGCCCTAGAGGACCCGTGAATGCGAATTAAACCTGTCCCAAACGTCCCAGACGCCCAGTTACCCGTTGAGGGAGAAGAGACGCTGCCGCCGCCGCCACCTGATTCTACTGTTCTAGTCATCTTTATTCTCCCTCATAACCCATTACTTGAATAGAAATTGGGTTGTCTCCTGAATTGTACGTCACTATTCGATCACCGTTACTTAGAACCAACCCAGTTCTTTCATACTGAGTAAAGTTCGTAGACTCTTCTAAAACTCCATCACTTCCAATACTTTCGATGTTTGTTTTAGAGGCAGTTACTACGCCACTCGTTGATACAATATCAGTTGCGTTAACCGTTTTGTTGTAATCATCTGTATAATAACTGCTAGAGCGAACCCACTTTTTTAAATCAGTGGAATAATAAACGTGTGCTGCGGTACTTTGACTAAGTTCAGTTACTGTTAAAGACCAAAGAGGCGAGGCTTGAGTCCCTATAAAAGCAGACCTAAAGGTCACGCTATTGTCCGTTACAGCGTATGGAGAAGCCAAAGTGAAATCAAAATCGGCCGTTATATCAGTAATGCCGTAAGTTTCGTTGGTCGAGCCGGATGTTATAGCTTGGACGTTAGTGTCATTAAGTGCCGCTTGAGCCGTGGCAGCGTCCAGCTTTAGTAGAAAAAATTCTTTGTTGCCGGAATTAAGTGCAACATAACCCATGTAGTGCATTTTGTCCGCAGGGTTATATTCAAAAAACACCACATGACCACCTGCGCGGCTTAAACCTGTGTTTATTCTAAGGATTCTACGATAGCTCGCCACTAGTAATCGATTCTTTCTATCATTGAGAGAAATATCGGAGGTGAATGTATTGGGCGTAAAGAGCTGTATTAAAATGTATTGGTTAGTGCCGCCGAACACAACTACATTTTTACTTGCCCAGAGGTTCTTGTAATTTGCGTTTTGATTAGGTGTGTCTATGCTATTTGTAACACCCGAAGCGTATACCCAAGAATTACTAGCCTCTTGAAAATCCGTAGCAGTCGTAAAGCCATTAGCCTCTGAATCCCAAGCTACGAGAGACAGATACCCGCTAGATTGTATTCCCATCGCATAAGGAAAGTCCGTATTCCAATAATCTATTACTACCCCTCCTACGCTGTAACTCGAATGAATCTGGTTACTTCCGCTAGCGGGGTCAATTTTCCCCGTTTCGTCTGCGGTAATCGAAAGCTTGTAATAATCGTCGGCATTTGCAACGGAGGTCGCAATATCGTACTTATTAAAATTGCGGTAATCGCTGGTGCGACCCTGAAAGAAGGCAAAGGTTTTCGATCCCCAAATGTCTAACCAAGTCTCGTAAGGCAAAGTCATGTCCGAACACGCGCGATAGTTACTCGTAGAGGAAGCCAAGCTATACGTTGTATTGCTAGAAGCAACATACGCTTCAAACCGTTCATCAATACGGTTTGCAGCAACAGTTGTATCAGTTGACATAAATTTAGCTACATAGGCGGTAGCCCCAGTATCCGATAACAACGTGTTTGACGCTGAGTAATCAATAAACCGTTCGTTATAAGCCTCAGAAACTAAAGTCGCAGTAGATACAAGAGCAGCTGAACTGTCATCAATTTTTAAAACAAACTGACTGCCACTAGTTGCCTGAGCTATTACAGAAACGGATGCTTCTGCACCACTACTATTGGTGTAAACCGCAGTTGTACCGTTTTTAAGTACTTTTGCTTTTCCTAAACGACCTTTAGCCATTGTTCTTATCCTCTCATGAAGTAGACGAAACCGTTTGATGTTCCGCCTGAAGCGACATCGGCCCATCCCGCAGCGTTAGCGCCTGCGTTTACGCTTAAAACTTGACCCGCAGTTCCAAGGGACGCGGGGATATTTGTTGCAATGTCTCGACCATCTACCGTGCCTGTGACGGCGAGGTTGCCCGTGACTGAAATTCCTGTGCTGCTTGTCGCAATCTTGGCTGCGTTATCATAGTAAAGTGTAACGGCAGCATTAGTGTCGTATTTTAAAGCATAATCAAAAGCAGCATTTCGTATATTAACACTATCCCCCATAAGTATTAAATCGCCAGCACCAACTTCTTTGATGTAGCTGCTCGACCCATCATGGTAAATCTGTAGGTCAGACCCAGCGCCAAAGGTGGCCTTCACGTTGTCGCCGTGAGCCACATTACCCGTCATAGTACCGCCAGCTAGGGCTAGTTTAGCCGCCAGAAGAGTGTTCATCTCAGCCTGAGTGTAGGTGTTAGCTACAGAAACAGGGCCGTACACAACTATATCAACCGTGTCGCCAACCAAAGCGCCTGCGCCCAGAACTATTGTTGTTCCGTTCGTAGCGGTAAAATCCGAGGCGCTTAATTTGGCTCCGTTTAAAAAGACCTCAACAAGACCAACCGTGTAACCAACCGTAAACGTGGTTTGATTCGCCGTAGCCGTAAAGACAGTTGTCTGGAAGATCGTAGGCTGGATATCAGCAGCGATAGCCGAGACGAATATCGTAGCACTACCCGAAAGGTTAATCGCCCCGCCGCTGCCGCTGCTTTCAGATGGATTACGAGTGAGAGTTGTGCCTGACGCAGTGTATGTACCCGCCCCAATCTCCCAGTCTGTTGTTCCGTCCTCTATAACGTAACGAACGGAGTCCCCATCGGAAACTCCTGCGCCAGCAAAAGACTGGTATGACGCGATTGCCGAGCCAAGAGTAATCGTTCCGGTCCCAGTGGTCGCGGTGGTCATCTTAGCTCGGTTTACTAGTACTACCATGTCTTCAGCCCCTCAGTCGTTTAAGCGATACGGATAAGAGCGTTCGCTGCGTCTGGGTTCGGGAACACAATCTGGAAGTCACCCGAAGTAGAAGACTTGTCAGACCCAAAGTCCAAAACCACAATGCTATTAGCTGTGTTTGATCCGGCTCCGGCGGAGCTATTGTAGATCAACGCGCCACGAGCAGTAATAGTAGCAGACGTAAACGATTTGTCCGTGAAGTCTGTGAACGCTGTTGTTCCAGAAGTCGTTGGAGTTACGTTAACCAAAGAGTTGGTTGCTGTACTACCCGCAGGACCGCCAGAGGTGTAGGTTCCAGAAGTTGCTACTTCGTTGTTACCCGCGCCAAAGACCGCAGCCGTGGTTGCCGCCGTAAAAGACGCACTGTTAGTATACAAAGCAATCTGGAAAACATCCCCAGTTCCGTTTGTAAAGTTGTGTGTTGCTTGCATCAGTTCTTGCTTGAACGATGTACACATAAAATTTCCGGTAAAGGCCATATCAGAGTCTCCTTATGAGTTCAGCCAGTTCAGGATGACCCGCATCCGTTAACGCATTCCAAACCGTAGTACGGTCACTTTCTATAGATCGACGCATATAATGCGCCACCAACTTTTCAACCTTCTTCTCAAACGCATAAGCTTGATCTCTAATAGCTGGGGGAGCAGTGTCTGAAACAGCGATGATTTTTCCAACACACTCTTCTGCAAGCTCTTCAGGTGTAAACCCACGCTTGTTAGTCGTCTTAACCGATATCACATTTTCATACCGAGGTAAATCTAGGTTAAATTCTAAACTCATTGTCTGGCCCTTATAACCTTACCTGTGCGATACTCATCTGTAACTTCTTTGGCTTCTCCGAGCATCTTAACACCAATCATGGCTTCTTGGAAACGACTATTATACATAGCCATTACATCTTGTTCGCCCTTCATGTAGATATACGCCTCGATCAACGCCCCGTAAAGTAGAGCCATCTCCGCGTTTGTACTCAGCCAGGTCTTCTCTGTGTCCGTGCCGCTTGTGATGCTGACAGGGCGGTAGAAGTAGTGAAGCTCGGCTGTATACCCCACGTCAGGTGTTGGAGCCAGCAAGAAGTTAGTGACGTCAAATTGGCAATAATATCTAGGAACCCCAGTGGTAGTGGGGTCCGGTGTGTAAGTCTGCACAAAGCTGGGATCCTTGAACTCAGCAAAGAACATGTCGCCATACACAATTGGGTTGCCCGTAGCCGTTCTCAAACTCAAAGAAAACGGAGCCAAGAAATCATCAGGGATCCTTAGATACTGGTATCCTGCGGTAACCGTTGCTGTAGCGTTTTTTCGGAACAAACTAAGCTGGATATTTTTTAAAATACGTTCTTCTGACAATCTAATAAACAAAGGAATGTTGGCTACGAACCCCGTCTCCGAGTATTCCGCATAGTCTTCAATTGCTTGTTTTAGCTGCGCGTATGTAAAACTCATGTCGTTACCACCGTTACTGTTCCAACGGCCCCTTGAGCGACCAAGTTATCTG